AGAAAGTTTACCATTGCCTCCGTTCTCCCTGCGTCCGGGATATGCGGAGAAGCAGCGTAAGGCACCACACTATCTCCGTCAGCTTGGGTCTGCACGTCAACGTCAGAGGAGCTTACTGTTAAGATGTCCATAGTTGTCCCTTCTGCGAATCCCCACTGAGTTGGGTCAAATATGCCGAAAAGGCGAGAGGGGGCCGTGTCTGCGGCAGGACGGTCTGTTTGTAGCGCTTCCTGCGCGATTCCATACACATCGACTAGGGCCTGTTCTGCCCCCATGGCTTCCTGCGCAAGGTGGCTTGTGAAAGAGACAAGGGCTCCCATTTTCACGCGGCATAGACGAGCGATTTCTTCCCCCGATGAGGCGAGGCTCGCCTCTTCAAGAGTTACCTGGGGAGCATCCACATTGAACACACGCTCTATCTTTGCCGCATGGCTTATCATCATCGTGAGAGCCTTGTCCATCTGGCGAAGAAAGCCAAGGCGGTGATCGGCTACCCTCTTCCATTCCTGAGCAGCAGCACGTTCATGATTGATCGTCTTGTGGAGATCTGGGATAATGATGCGCCAATTACGTTCAGTGTGAGGCATTGTGTCTGCGAGCCAGAAGATTGAAGAGAGGAAAAGATATATATCGTTTTTCTCGTTCTTTGTTAAGAATACCTCTTGCTTCCGTGTAGTCTTGTGGTTTTGGTGCTCTGTGTTGGGAGCCACACATAGGGAGTATCAAGGGGCAAATGCAAGCAAGCGTATTATGTCGGTGATGTTGTCATAATTACGAGCATAGACCACATTGTGGCCTCTTCTCTCCTCCTCCCGTTTGTTTGCTAGAGCATTGTGAATCCCAGATTTTGGTCGGGTCACTAAGGTTGAGCAGATAAGGTCATCAGGAAGGAGAATCGTGATGATCATAGAGATACCACAAGCCTCTGCCAGTTGTAGGCTGGGAACCATTAAGACTACGCAGTCAGCAGGTAGGTTGGTCTTGATTTGGTCGCTCCACCAAGCATCGTGGTGTTCCCACATGTGTGTTTGTCGTGCTTGTTTACGTATAAGTTTCAGATGGCTCTTGGACACCACCAACTCACCTGCGTCATATACTCCTGGTATCGTCCCATGAGTTGTGGATTTTCCATGCCCGGTTGGTAGAACAACAGCGAGTAGCATAATCAGGTGTTGATGAGGGAAATATATCGGTTTTCTCATTCTTTGTTAAGAATCATGCCTGACAGTGTGAAGTTGCTCCTGTTGTGGGGGTCATCCTGTTTCTCCTACGCAGTTTCCGTGACAGCCGCTCCTTGCTCACCATCTTGCTCCTGGTCCTCGTCCTCCTCGGGAGTGCCCTCTTCCTCTTCTTGCTCATATTCGACATCGCTCGTCTCCTCCAGCTCAGCAAGTGTCTTTACTCGCTGTTTTCCTTTGCCAGGAGCTGCCCGTTGTTGACGTTCATCCATGAACAGGTCGACAATAGCAGCATACTTGTCGGAACGGTAGAATTGCTGGACTGTGTCGCTCATCTGTTCCTCCAGCGCAACGGCGCATGCGACAAGCGGTTCCATCTCCTTGCGAGGGAACAAGTTGCTCTTGTCGGCAAAAATCAGCTTGAGATATGGCTGCAACACGGATGGAACCTTCATGGATTCCCTCAGACTGTCTTCGAACACAGTGACGCTGCTCTGCAATG